GAGTTACTAACTTTCTTTGGATTCTATATTGAGTTTCTCGAATGTTTTAAGAATTAGAGATGACCTAACTTTCTCAATCTGATGACTACGCCTCACAAAGGAGGGTACCATTGGGTTAACAAGGTACGGTAATTTCTCTAAATCACTACATTCTAATCCTTTGGTGGAGATACCGATGAATATGCTTCCGCATACTCCTCTATATTCTCTAAGAAGAGACATAAAGGGATGCCTCGATATATCTGGGTTCTCCTCGGATTCCAAGACGAGCCCTAGAGTACCCATATTTGGAATGTTGTTTAATTCATTCATATATAGGCTCTGTGCCCTTTTCTTGACGTAAGCAAGTTTGATTTCATCAAACGCACCCTTAACAAGGTGCACGCTGAAGTTTCTCCATATTTCCGAGTTACCCTTAAATTGGGGCTCAGAAAGCGGATAGAAGATCAGAGTACGTATCTTGTCAGATTTATTTCCTTTAGGAAACACTTCCGACCAGACATCTTGGACGGGTTGTGGTAGGTTATTACTAACAATACCGCGTTCGAAGGCAACTTTGATTAAATTTGGTACAAGAAGATAGTTGTTAACTGCAGACTCAATAGCGTCTCGGGGTATAGGTGATACCTCCTGACCATTTAAGAACAGTCTCTTGCCAATTTCAGCAGAGCACGGGTTTCCCCATGACTCTAAAGATTTTGACTCTGAGATCTGTATCTCGAAATGGTTGAGGAATCTCCTATATTCCTTCGACACTTCTGAATCGAAGATAGTCACATCATCTCCAATGATACAATAGTCTTTAAAAGAAGGTTTCCCAACCTTCAAAGCTAAGGCTTCAATGGTAATGTGATGAGTTAAAGCAAAGGCTGCCCATGAGCTTAGTAAGCCCATTGGTTGTCCCACGCTATAACGAATCGATGACTTTCCTACAGAAAAATCTCTATCAACCATAAGTTTTCTCCATAAACCCGAGATTTCGGAATTGTACAAACCACTTAGGACTCTTTCTTGTATAAAGATAGGAAAGCGGTCGGTTGATGATGTCAAGTCAAATGACGAGACATATCCTCCTAATGCTGTCTTACTCTTAACAAGCTTAGAAATCCTGTTGTGAGATGACGTTCCATCTGTCTTGAGTTTATTTAGACAACGGTATAACGATTTATGTAAAGGCTTAAGAGCGTCTTGCGTAAAGTAGTCCCCTATAGCTATAACTCTTGTTTTGCATCCACCTTCAGAAATAAAACTGATTTTGGAATCAAGACATTTATTATATCTATTAGGTTCGAACCTTATTGCATGTTCACTCATAGTCCTAACGTGATCTATTACACCTTGCTTCCGCACAGGCCGTGGATCTGATTTAAGTCTATCAGTTTCAAATACAAGTAGATCTAATTCAGGATATAAATCCTGCTTTAAACTTACTTCTAGTTTGCTCTGACCGACTCTAATCTTCTCAAC